CATCAATAATTTTATTTATAAGCTTCCAAATAAAGAAACCCAATCCTAGCGCACTAGCAATCGGGAATCCTACTTGATTAATAAAATCAATAGCTTCTTTCATTTACTTTACCACTTAACTTTATCAGCCCAATAAGCTGCAGACATTTTACCTTTTCTAATATTCTTACCGTGCCTAGCTTTAAAACTTTTACGCTTAGCTTTCATCCGAGCTGACTCACCTGCTTTAGGCTTACCTGCAGTCTTAGCTCCTTTCTGTCCAAAGCGTATTGTTTTAATCTTATCGCCTTCTTTAGCTACAACAATATGAGATTTTTTAGGATGACTAGGTGTACGTTTGGGTTTGTTAAATCCTGACACACCTGCTCGTGCAAGTCTTGAATCTTTTTTCTTAGCCATTAGCGTTTTTTCCCTTTATGTAAACCATGTTTAGCATGTTGCTTACCTTTCTTGGTAGCTGCTCGTTTCTTTTTATTTGCTGCTGCAAGTTTCTTTCTACCTGCTGCAGTTGATTTAAGTTTCTTTATAGTCGCTGCAGGTGCATAGACTTCACCAGTCTTTGAAGACTTCTTACCACTAGCGGTGCGCCACTTTTGCTTTGTCCATTTCTTTAGAGACTTCTGAGACTTCTTAAGTGCCACTACTTACCTACCTTTTTCATAGCCATCTTATGTGACTGTGTAAAAGTCTTACCTGCTTTCATTAACTTACGCATCTCAGCCATATGTTTAGATGTATGATGCACAGAATGTTTCTTTAGCGTATCTTTTTGACGCTGAGTAAGTTCTTTAGTAACTTTCTTACCTTTTTTATACATAGCTCTTTTCTTAGGTCTACCTACTTTAGAACCATATGTTCCTTTTCCCATTGGCATTATCTATATCCTCCGCCTTTTGCTTTATATTGTTTAGCTAACATCTGTGCTTTACGTGCAGACCACTGACCAGCTTTACCACCTTTGCTACCTGCTTTAATTCTATTAAATAGATTCTTCCGCATAGTAGGCTTAGTATAATTACCTGCTTTGTTTACTGTTGATTTCTTTTTCTTTTTGACTGCCATGATAATAATCCATTTGCTCTTTTAGTTTTATTTGTTGTTTTTTAAAGTTAAATTTGGTTCTGTTTCTAGTTTCTTGTCTTCTAGCTTGATTTCTAAATCCACCTTTCCTCATAAATCTAAATCCTTTAGTGCGTTAAGTTTATCTTTGGCTTGTGCAAGCTTGTCTATCTGCTGATCTATAGCTTCTATAATATCAGGATGTTCTCCAACACCTGCACTGTTGTTAAAATATACGTCAATGTTTGCTTCAGCTTTAGCTATTTCACCTTTGTACATAGCTTCTAAACCTTTATATAATCTGGTGTGGCATATGTTATTCATTAGTCTTTGTCCTTTGCAGTATTAGAAGCTCCAAAGTAAAAAGAAATAATAGCACTTGCTAAGCCACCAAGATAACCAAGCACTAAGTTGATCAACGCTTCGCTGTTCTGCTCTGGAGGCTGGACGGTGATTAAGAAGATGTAACCCATAAATCCACCAACTACAGTTAAGCCCATAATTCTAGATGTCCAATCTTTAGAAAACTTTCCTCGCGCATCTTGAATGTCAGCAGTTTCTAAAGCATATAGATCAACATCTAGTTCCTTCATCCTAACTTCAAAATCTTTATCAATCTTTTTAAGTTCTGCAAGTTGTTCAGGTGTAGCAGCCTGTACTGCTGCTTCTATTTTCTTAGGTGTTGGCTCACAACCAAGAGCATCAGCAACCATATTAGCTGCCATTGATCCCATTGGACCGCCTAGTGCTGTTCCTATCGTGGGAGCTACTGCGCCTATAATGTTCTTTACATTTTTAAGTAGATTCAATTTCATTTTTTTCCTCGTTGTTAAAGCGTATACTTTCGTTAGCTAAAATATCTTCTACCGATTGCATTGCTATTTCTAATGGCATGTCAGGCATACTTTTTAAGTGTGCGTTTAACATTTCTTCATAAACTTTTCTAAACTTGTCACGTTTAATCCATGCTAAGTTTTGTTTAGTTCTCATCTTACAATCTATCCGATAAGCTCTATCGAGATCATCTTCTAGATACATAATAAATACATCATCCGTTAACAATCATCTGCTCCAGTCTGTCTGATCTGTTACCTACTTGTCTAGCCCAACGACTATCAAGCATCTCTTTGCCTGCGGTTACATAGTCACCTGCTTCCATAGCAGCTAGAAATTTTTTAAAGTTTAGTAACTTTGTCAAGCCTAGATTAAAGATCATATTAATAATTGCACGTTGTCTAACGTCTGTTAAATCTGCAAACCACTTGAATACTCTAGTTGCTTCTTCTTCACAAATTGTTATATCGTTGGCAAGAAGATAGTCAGACTCATCCATAGTGATACCACGCTCTTCAATATTTCTACCTACACCTAGCGTTAAAAATCCTGCCGAGCATTTGTAAGGTCGTAGTTCTACACCTTCGTCACGTTTAAGTTCTTCAATTAGTTTGTCTTTGTGCATACATGTCCCTTTGTTTTAGTTTGTTTACTAAACCACCTTCGTTAAATAAAGGTTTTCTTTTTGACACAACTGTTCCTGTTTCACCTTCTTGATACCATTTTACTTGTTCTATTTCTCTTCTTCCTGTGCTTTTAGCTCTTCGATTATACTGTTCTACTAACCTTTCTTTTTCTAAATCCCAATCTGGTTCTTTATATGTGTCTGGTAAAGGAATATTTTTTTCTTCCATTTTTAATAGTCTATTATTATTTTCTTTTTTTAATTGCTTTAATTCTCTATTAATAAGATCATCTGCGTTTTCTGTTATAACATCCAAAAATTCTTGCTGTTTTTTAGAATTATCAGGAATTAAATGATTAAGAACTGTACTCAATTCTTTTTCGTTTCTGGCATAATAAGCATCTAATAAACGAACATCTGCTTCTGGCATATCCTTATACGCTCTGTGCCTAAATTCGTGTCCTAAAACATAAGGGTTAGCTTCCTGTTGACCTGCAATATATACCATATCGTCTTCTGCATCGTCTTTATAGTTTTTTCCTGCGTCTTTAAAAACTTTATCATATCTTTCTACTCTTCTAGGATTTTGTTTTTCATTATAAAATCCCATTAAATTCCAATCTATATCAGGTAATATAGTTGATCTATTTATATCTACTGCGTCTCTTCCAAGTATACCCATTCTATCTCTAATATCAGCTTCAGATTCTACATCCATCGCAGCAAATGCTGCTTTTTCTTCTTCTGTTATTTCACCACCATCACGAAGAGGAATCCTTTGTTTTAGTTTATTTACTAAACCACCTTTACGATAACCATAAAGAGGAAGTCCTTCAGCTAATATTTTTTCTTTCATCTCAGGTGTGATGCGAAGGATGTTGATTGCTGAAATGTTTTCAATGTCTTTAAGTGATAGCTCATTAAATAGATCATCTGGTGTAATTCCAAGATGTTCATATTTATCGAGATAAGTATCTGTCATGGACAGTTCGCCTTTCTCAAACTTACCGCCATACTTCTTAGCTAACTTTTTTAAATGCTTTGGTATTTGCACATCATATATTTTTATGTATTTCTCTTTACTTGATTCAGAGTATCTATCAACCATTACCTCAGAAGGAGAAAAAGAAATAGCATCTTTATCTTCTGCAACAGCTTTAAGTAACCATTGTTTAACTCCTAAAAGTTCAAAGTCTTTTTGTAAAGGATAGTTTGGTACTCCAGACTCTATTTTTTTAAGAGGTTCCATCATATCACTTAATTTATGTATATCTTCACCTAACGCTTTGACCAACATATCAGCTTCTTTTGATCCATATAATTTATCAGCTTCAAAATACCGACTTCTAACCTTATCGGCTAGGCTCGTCTGACCTTTAGCTATTCTACTAAAGTGCTGAATATTACTTGGAGTAAACTTCATAGTGTAACTAGCATTTTCAGCATCAATACCAAATACAGTAACGTCTGTTTGTTTAGATCCTACTAAACCACCTAATTCATATTTAACTGTGTTTGGGATTCTTTCAGCTATAGGACGAGGACGATAACCTTCAGGAGTAAGTTTAACCACATCACGAGTTGCTTTTTCCTTAAAATTATCTGATGAAGCATTGTTCAATATCTCATTAATAGCATCCTTTGTTTTCTCTACTTCTTTGGGCGATGGTCGGTAACCGACTTCTCTAGCTTTTTTTGCTAAATCACTTTGTACTTCATCTGCATGTTTAGACAAAGTTCCGTCTTCTAATTTTCTATCTCTTCCAAGAATATGCATTATTTGATTTTTAGAGTCAGGATTAAAATGTCCTACTGTATGTTTTTGAATTGCGTTATCCCAATTAATTGAAATTTCTTCATAATTTGTACCGCCCGGCAAATTGTGATCAATATAAGTTTTAAAGGCTTTAACTTTCCCATATGTTTGTACAGGGGCAGATCCTACTTGTTCATATTTTTCTTTAGAAACAATCTCAAGAGTTTCATCATTATTAGTTCTTGCTCTATTTATTATATGGTTAAAACGTATTTTTGCTTCGTTTAAATCTTTAGGAAAATCCATAGTAAAGAAGTATCCTTTATGAAAAGCAGAATATCCGTCTGTTTCGTTACCGTAGATAAACGCTTCACCAAAAGGATCATCTATAAGATTAATTTTTTTATTATTTCCACTCGGAAACAGTTTAAAAATTTCTTCTTGGGTTATATCTTTTATAGGATCACTGTGATATCCTCGTCCTTGTTCTCGCATCATAGCTATGGATTCTTCAAGTGGAATGATGTCTTTATCGTTTTTCATCAATTCAGATCGAAGAACTTTACTCAAATTTAGTGATGAAACAGAAGCATCTTTAGGATCATTAAAAGCTACATGTCTAGTCATTCCTTTAGGAGTAAGTTGAGTTTCTCCACTAACTTTTATTTCTTTTTTAGAAATTTCAGGAAGAGCATCTATAAGAGAAACATCTGGATTATTTTTTAAATAATCTACAACTTCTAATCTTTCAATTTCTCTAGGTTTAATTCCTTTCTGAACTGCTTTTGGACTCGTTACAAAATCTATAGCACCTTGACCTTTTAAGTCTTTAGTTGCGTATGTTCGGATTGCTTTTAATGTAGGAGAAATAAATTTTGCGCCCACTTTACTTACTAACGCACCTGCCATATACTGTTGTCTTATTTCTCCACCAGTAGCTGCTTGTCTTCTTTCTAAGCTTCCTAATATTCCCTTTTTGTACGCTTGTCCAGTATACGGATTAGTTCTTTTTGAAGGATCATCTTTAACATTTAAAACAGGATTGTTAGTGTCTATGTTTACAGAAAATAAATCTAACGTATCATCTTCAAGAAAAGATAAAGAAGGTAACTCGTTTAATACCTTACCACCTTCTGCATAGTTTTGTCTGTAAGATTTATTATAACTACGTTCATATTTTTTTCTAGGAGAAGTTTTTCCAAACATAGATTCTTTTAAAGACTTGTCAAGTTCTCTTGCTCCTTCTGTTATATTATCGTAAGGAGTCAACCCTGTTAAGTTTTCTAAAACATTCTTAGAAGCATATCCGGGAAGGTTTTTAGCAATAGTTTCAGACAACCCTCTACGATAAAAAGCTGATCCTAAAGTGTCATCTAATATAGGACCTCCTAAAGTTAGTAATGAAAGAGCAGGGTTTTTACTGTACTCTAAAGAATTACTAAACCTAACACCGTGTTCTAGAGGACCTAACAAACCCACTCGTTGTATTGCTTTTTGTATAGTCTTTTGAGGATCTTTAAAATATTCTTCTCTTGATTCGTCTGATCCTCTAACATAGTTTAATCCTAAAGCAGTTCCTGTCATTAAAAGTGTAGCACTTAAAATTTTAGGAGCATTAGCTGCAGGATTAAGAATAACTTGTCTTGCATAGTTTTTTAAAACTGTATTAGAAAAAGCAGTAGGATAACCTAAAAACTGAAACAATATGTCTACTTTAGGATTAGATTGAATAATAGGTTTAATAGCTTGTTCCCTAGCAGGGTTAAGTATAACTTCATTAACAAATCTTCCTGCTCCTCTTATTAAATTAACTTGATAAAACTTTTCACTATCTGTTAATTCTGAATAAGCTTTACGAGCATCGGCTTGTTTTGCTCCATCATCAACCCATTTAATTCCTTGTTCAATATCTATACCTAAATCAAAAAGTTCTTCTTTATATCTTCTAAGTTTTCCTGTTGCTTTAAATATATCTGTACCTGCTTTAGAAGCTTTGTGAAGTTCTTTTAAGTTAGATCTTATTAAATCTTTACCAATATTAAAACTTGCTAGCTGAACCATTTTTGTCCATTGAGTAAGTAAGTTAGCTTTAAAAAATCCTCTTGCTCCTTTTTTAACCCATTCAGTTTGTATGCCTTCGCCTGCTAGGTTTTCAACACGATCAGCTAAAGCTTCTTCTACTGCTAAAAAAACTTTATTCATCTCATTAAACACTTCAGGCTGATCTAAGTTGTGTTTATCTTTTAAAATTCTAGGTATTCTTTTAGTAAAAAGTTCTCCTGCTTCACCCATAGATTTTAAAAGTTCTTGAGTATACCTTTCAGGCTTCCCTTTTGTTAAGGGAATAAAAACTTCTGACATACTTGAAAGAGTAGCTAAAGGAAGGTGAGCTACTTGTTGAGAAAGTTTTAAAGTATCATAAATACCCTGACCTACGTCAGATTGATAATAGTTTAAATCTCCTGTTAAAGTTTTGAAAAGATTTACAATATTATTTCTTTCTATTTGTGTTAGTCCTCCTTTAACACCTTTTGCTATCAGTTCTTTATGTAAGGGATCAACCCATTTTTCTTCAAATTCTCCAAGTGCGCTTTTTCCTGTAAGTTTATCCAAACCAAATGACTTTTTTATTTCAATATTTCTAGCAGCTTTAGCATAATAAGAATGAGACACAGCATGTAAATCATTAACTAAAAACTCTTCAAAAACATTTTCATCTTTAATATTTAAACCCCTCATACCTGTAAGTATGTTAGCAGTTTCTCCATAAGCAACATTTTTTTTATCTAATATACCTGTTATAACTTCGTCAACATTATCCAAAGAAACACCGTCTTCTTTTAACAATAATTCTTTAAACTTTTCAGGATTTTCTTTTATTGCTCCTCTGTTCCAGCTTATAGGAAAATAATTTTTAACTCTTCTTTTTGAAGATATAAGTTTATTTTTAACAGCATGATTAAATATAGTATCATAAAACTTTTTAAGATTGTTAGCAACTACAATCTCAGCCATAGTAGCACCTTTTTTAGGTCCTCCTCTTAGAAGCCTAACTACGCTTTGTTGTTGTGCGTTAGTCATAACACCATTTTGTTTAGTATATAACGGAGAAATAGCTTGTTCATACATTAACTTATAATTGCCAGTTCTCCAATTTATATTTTCACCAAAACTAAATTCAAGAGGTTTGTTAGTACGATTAAAAAATTCTTTACCTGCATCGTATCTAATAAGTTTACGAAGAGCATCAGCAATAGGAGAAAACTGTGCCATTGTGTTAAGTATAGCTGTAGGTTTACCTATTGTTCTTGCAATAATTTTATCTTTTCTAGTTCCTAACCTATAAGCAGCCATACTTCCTACTTGTTCTAAGTATTCATCGTCAGCAAACTCACTAGCTTTTTTAGAATGAACTATAGATAATTTTTGTGCGCCTGCACCGAGTAAGCCACCCATAAGAGTACCTAAAGCAACACTTCCTGCTAACTCAGGAATAGAGAATAACTTTCTTATTCCTGTATTAACTTCAGTTTCTTGTCTAAAATAATTATCAAGCCCTGTCCAACCTCCTGCTTCAGCAGCAGTAACTGCTATTGCTTTATTAGTTTGAGTTTTAGCAAGCTGTTTTAAACCTGTAGAAGCTCCTTTTGCTAACGCTGCTCTAGCTGCTAAAGTTGCTCCTCCAGTTACAGGAGAAGATATAACAGCAGTAAGTAAAGTAGGATCAGTAACTAAATCAATTCCTATATCTTTTGCAGCTCCTAAATATTGTTTTAAACTTCCTGTGTCTGCTCTGTCAAATCTTTTTCTTAGGTATCTATAGTCAGCTTTTTGTTCAGGAGTAAAAAGTTTACTTTCAGATGCTCTTTTAAAACCACTATATAAATTATAATCAGAGTCTCTTAAGTACTCAAAAATATCATCAGAATTTTCTCCTACCGAAGTAAGAAATCTTTCTGATCTTTTTTGAAACTCGTTGTCCTGTTCTAAAGTATCTAAAGTTTCTCTAAATTTTAAATTACTATTTACAGGTTTTAAAAAAGTTTTACGGTATTCATTTAAATTCATATTGAACTCTTATTTATTTATAAGGTATGTACTTTGTATCTCAGCATATTTTAAGAAATCATAATTTAGATTTTTCAAAGCTTCTAATTCAGTAGGATTGTCTGCAAACCATTTCATAATTTTAGGAAGCTCTTTTACGTTATTTATATTATACCTTCCACTAAATTTTTTCTTAGTTACATCAATTCCTTTTGAGTTCCAAAAGTCAACCACTTTTATAGCTCTTCCAAAAGTTTCAGACAGTAATGCGTCATATTGTTCTGGAGATAATGCTTCTTCTAAACTTTCTCCTTCAGGTATTTCTGAAATTCCCGGCAACAACGTAAGCCATGTACTAGGAATAGATTCTCTATCTTTATAATATGCTCTAGTTCTTTGACCTCCTTCAGATATTCCACTTTCAACATTTACTCTTCCGCTAGTAAAGTCTACAATTTCTTGTCCAATAATATTAAAATCAGGAGATTGTGTCATAAAAGACATACTTCCTGCAAATGTAGTATAAACAGTTTCTAACTGCGATATAATTTGTTGCTCTTTAAATCCTTCATTATCATTTGCTCTTGTATCGTCAATAGCTCTTCTTTTACCTACATCAACTAAAAATTCCATAGATGCTTGGGTTTTTTCGTTTGTTGTCACAAAAGATTCAAGAGGTTGAATATTCAGTCCTTCTAATTTTAAAGAGTTTCTTAATTCTGCTTCGTCCTTTTCGCCTATTATTAATATATTTATAAACTCTGTAATTTCTTTTTGTAAATCATTATCGTTTGTTGATCTATTTATTTCAACTACATCAAAATATATCTCTTTTTTAATATTTTCAAATTCTCTATCATCTCCAGTTTCTGCAGCTTTACTAAGTTTGTGTTTATATATATCAACTTTACTAGGAATATAGTTTCTACCTTCTGATTGCCTAGTAAAATATATATCAGCAGCCATTTCAAACATATCAACATTGTTTAATTGTTTTAAAGAAATATCTTCTCTTTGCAATGTTTTTTGTGTTTGTAATATTTTTCTTAATAAATAGTTTTTAGCATTTCCATCTTCTCCCATTTCAGATAAAGCAATTTGATCATATCCTTTAGATATAGAAGAAGAAGACTTAATATAACCATTAAAAATTTGACTTCCGCTTGTCATCTCTGATTCTGATACAGTTGTTGGACCTCTTGAATAAATATCTCCGTAGTTATTACTTAAACTTGCAGCAGCAACTGTCTGGTTATTATTATTTAAAACTTCTATAAGGTTTTCAAATTCTATAGCATGGTTTTTATTATCAAATTTACTTAAATATCTTTCTATGTTTCCTTGAGAAGTTGTCCAAGTATTAAGAATACCTTTTTCTTTTTCTTTAAGTTGAGATTTAAAACCAATTAAACTTTTATTTGATGAAGAATCATATTGATTTACAATTCTATTAATAAGATCTTCTTCTCTAATATTAGGTTGTTTAGAAATAATATTATTTTTTATTTGATCAATAACTGATATATCAAAACTATCAAATTTTTCAGGATTTATTCTTTCTAGTAAAGTAGTTACGCTATTTAATATAGTACTCTCGTTATATTTTCTTTTTGGATTATAAACAGCTTTAAAATTTTTAGTTTCTATAGGAGCATAATTTAATTCTGAAGCTTTATCTAATTCTTTTAGTTTACTTAAAATAGCATCCATTTGTAAAGATGTATCGTTATTATCTCCTTTAACTTTTTTCATAATAACAGAAAGAGAATTTAAATTTTCAGGACTAAGATTTTTCTTAACTGTAGAATTTATAATACGATCAATTTCTGCAGTAACTTCTTCTTCTGTAAGTTTTCCTATATCAGAAGCTCCAGCAAATTTAACATTATATTTTTGTCTTTCAAGATTAGATTGATTGTTTATATACTTATCATATTCATTAAAAGCTTCTGCCTCATCAAGACGATTAGGAATTTGTGAAGAACGAGTTTCAGATAACCATCTTTTACTAGCTAAGTCTGTAAAATAACCATCTAAGTCATCTCCCCATTGAGTTTTTAATTGCTCATCTCTTGCAACTATTCCTGTTTTTTCTCTAAAATTAGCAAGTAAAGAAGCTCTTATAGGAGTAGCTTTTGTTTGAAAATCATCTGTTTCTTCAAGAAGTTTTTTTCCTATTTTATAATCTGCAAATTTTTTAAATAACCCTAATGCTCTTAACGTACCTGCACCTTTAAAAGATCCTCTTTGTTTTCGCAATAAACTTTTTCCTATATCGAAAGCACTACCTTTTCTTTTTTTTAAATAATCGTCTAAAACACTCATGCTCTCATCTCCTGTCTTCCTAGTAAGCTAGTAGGTTCAATAGATTCTTCTTCAATTTCTTTAGGTCTAGCTTCAAGTAAACTTGGAGGAGGTTCTACTGTTTCTAAAAGTTCTTTAATTTTTGGATCTATTGTTTGTGCAACTTGTTCTTTATTAAAAGCACTAACAGCACGTTGTAAAGTTTTTATTTGAATATCAGGATCAACATCATTTTTATTATCTTCTAATTCTCCTGAATAAAGCTTATAATTAAAAATACCCGCTTTTTCAACTAAACCAATTATAATATACATAGTTGGTTCCATCAATAATAACATTAAATCAGGGTTCCATTTTCCTTGTGTAAAACCATGATATAAAATAACAGATGCAACGTCAGCTATAGGAACACCATCTGTAATTGACATTACTAAATTTAAATAAGTTTTTTCTTCAATTAAAGATTGTAATATAAATATATTAGCGTTATTTACAGTTGTAAACTCAGGAGGTTGTTCCCATTTATAAGGTTGTTCTGGAGAGTTAGTTAGTGACTGTCCTGCAATCGCTCTTCCTTTTGCATTTTCTGCCGCAAACATTTCTAATCCATCTGTAGGTACTGCCATTTAATTCTCCAATAAATTATACGTAAAGATTTGCGCCAATAGGTTGTTGCGCCATAATATTGTTATATGTTTCTGAACCAAAAGTTGCTCCGTTCATAAACTGATTTATAAAATCATTTGAGTTTGTTGTTTGAAAACCTGCTTGTTGAAACTGTCCTCTTAAATCTTGAACATAGTTAGAAGATGCAGCTACCGTTTCAGGAGTTTGTCCTATGTTTCCTTTTCTTAAGTAATCTTGATAATCTCTAGAGTCTCTACCAGTTATAAAATCTTCAACTGCTTGAACTCCTGTATCAGTAACAGTTTTTTTAACTTTATCTTCAAAACTAACAGGAGTTTGAGCAGATCCTTCAATAATTTCTTTTGTTGCTTTATTTAAAGATGATTTATCAGATACTGTAGAAGTGTCAATTACTTCTGCAACAGGTTTAAAATCTTCAACCTTAACACCTGTTGGACCTTTAGGAGTTATAACAGGTTTTTTAACCCATTCCCATTCTCCTTTTCTACCCATTGAATCTGTTTTTTGTTCAAAATTATATTTATAACTAGAAGGAAGATTGTTTAAATTATTTTCTGAAAAAGCTGCATAGTCTTCCATTCTTATTCTATTTTCTAAAGTTGGAAATGCATCAGAAGAAAAATTATATCCTTTTTCAATTTCTGCAACTGTACCAAATCCTCTTTCACTCATCTGTTCAACAAACATTTTACCTCTACCTGCGTTTTCTCCAAACTCAGTAAGTTTACCGTTGGCAAAAAGATCAGTTTTACTAAGTTCTAATTTTGCTAACTCTTCATTACTCATAGAGTTCCAGTATTCAGTAATATCTTCTTTATCTGCTAAAGGAACATTACCTGCATCTATACCTATCATTTGTCTTGCTCTATCAATAAACTTATCAAGACCTTCCATAGCTTGACCAACTCCGGGAATTTTCTTTAAAGTATTAGTTAATGCACCAGTAACAGAATTATATACACCTTTAACTTTACTACCTATGTTATAAACAGCTTGAAAAACTTTACCAACTGCAGGAGAAAGTTGAGATATACCTTGTATTCCTTTACCTAATGTTCCCCATATGCCTGTAAAAGCAGGAAATATAATAGCTAATCCTAAATGCCCAAGTGGACCTAGCTCACCAAAAGCTTTAAAAACTTTTTTAAAACCTTTGCCAATAGCTTTTCCAAGTTTTTTAATTCCTTTACCTATTTTACGACCTACCTTTCTTAACCATCCCATTTACTTTTACTCCTATATACATTAACCAAATAAAGTTTGTAAGTCTAAACCGTCAACTAAATCATACAAAGCATCGCTGTATGTTTCTGCAGATTCTCCTTCGTTAGCTAAAGCAGTAGTAATTACAGAAATTTTTCTATTTTCTTCGTTTTCATATTTTCTAAAATCAAAATCTGCTTGATCTCTAAGCTCTTGCCATAAGAAAGAAAGTGCTTGACTGTTTAAATTATTAGCGTTCATAGCGTTTTGCATAGCTACTTGATTAGCTGCTGCAGTATTAATAGTATTTGCTTGTCTTCTCCAAGCTAAATTAGATTGCTCAACAGCTTGTGCATTTTGAGCGTTCCATTGATTTCTGTTAAAATCTATTTGTGTATTAAATTTATTTAAATCTGTTTTTATAGCAGCTCTAGTTTTTTCAAAATCTGCATCAGTTTGAAACTGTAAAGCTTTGTTTGCGTTTTCTTGTTGTGTATTAAACTGTTCCATAGCATTAATTTGTTGAGCATTAAACTGAGAAACTTGTGTAGCTAAACTAGCCATAAACTGCTGCGTTTGATTTTCACTTGTAGCGTTAAACTGTCTTGCTGCGTTTGTCGCTGCTTGATTAGATAACATAGTTTGTTGTTTCATTTGAGCTGTTAATATATTTGACTGTTGTTCGTTATTAAGATTAGCCATGTCTACACTAAGAAAAGCTTGTGCATTTTGTATCTGTGCTTTCTGATAAAAATCAGCTTCAGCTAAATTAGCTTGAGAAGATAATACAGCATTTTGCATAGCTGCTTGTTGTTCTAAGCTTGCTTCAGTCAAAGATACAGTTTGTAAAAACTTACTGTTTGCTAAAGCTGTTTGTTGGTCTGCACTAAATTGTGCTAAATCAAATTTAAATACGTTGTTTGCATTTTGTAACGCTGTTTGTTGCCTAGCTTGCGCATTAAACATTTCTTGTTTTGATTCGATGTCTCTTGTCTGAGCTACGCTTGCTTGTATAGCTTGTGCATTAGATTGTGCTAAAGGAATAGCAGACTGTATTATAGCATTAAATAAATTATCTCTACCTACACTTGAAGCAGATAAACCACGTTGAGCTAACATTTGTTCTACTGCTGCAACTGCAGGACTAGCCCATGTAGGTATTTCTCCGCTTTCCATTCCTTTTAAAAGACTGTCAAGTTGATTAGAAACAAATGCTTCTTCTGGAAGATCTCCAATAACACCACGTTCTTGTTCTGTTAAATCCATTAAACGATCTTCAAGATCTTCTGGATTATTACCTAAAGCTGTTATAGCTTCTTCTGACATACCTGCGTTACGTAATTGTTTTTTAGCTCTGGTAACTTTAGATAAAGTTGTACCTGCTGCTTGAGCTGCTATAGCTGTAGCGTTAGGACTAAGCGTACCAACTACTCGCTCTGTTAAAGCACCTTCTGGTATATCAACAGTTGCTGCTTCTATCGGAGCAACACGATCTACTTGTGCAGCTTTAGCAAGTGCATCGTCACCTATTGCACCTGTAGCTGCTGTAACTTGTTCTTGAGGTGTTACTTGTTCAGCTTGCATAGTTGTTGGAGTTATTGCTGCAGGCGCATCTGCTTGTGTAGCTTGAGCTTGTGTAGGAGCTTCTAAGGTAGGAGCTTCTAACGTAGGTGCAGTTACAGGAGCAACTGTATCCATTTGCATAGTTGTTGCATCTGGTCCAGTTTCAACTTGTTGTGGAGGAGGTATTTGTGGTCCTTGTGCTGTTCCTGTAACAATGTCTTGAGCTTTTTGTCTAGCTGTATTGTCAACTACAGGATTTTTAACTACAGGAGTTTCAACTACAGGCTCTTCTTCTTCTTTAGTAACAACTTTTTGACCACCTTGACCACCTAAAGGTCCACCATATGCTGGAGTATTTCCATATATATTTACTGCTCCGTCTGTACCGCTACTAAGATTAGGTTCTTGAGCAGGTACTGAAGGCACATTTGATAAAGGTTGATTAACTACAGGAACAGTTTTTTTCTCTGCTTCAATTTTTTTTGTTATTGCATCTACTGTTGATGCAGCATTAGAAGATACTGGAGCTATAGAAGTAGGAGTAGGTGTAGAAACTGCAGGTTTTATAGGAGCTTTAGATTCTCCTTGATGTGCAGGATCGTTGCGCCATTGTTCTAAAGCTACTTGATATTCGTCACCTGAGTTATAGTCTCTACGGCTTGGTCTACCTCCATGAGCATATTTAACTCGACCACCTTTACGATAATCTTTCCTTTTACTTCTGTCTCTTTTACGCGCCATATTAATTCCTAGTTAGTTTTAACTTCAAAAAGCTTATCAAGTTTTGTTTCCAGTTTACTGAGCATACGCATTACACGATCCATACTGCTTTCCATTTCATCTTTAGTTACATAAGTCCTAGCTACTTCTTCTCTAGTCTTGTTTAAGAGTACGTCAATTCTTTTAAGCTCTACAAAGTTCTGTCGAATACTATAGACTACAGGAGCTATGACTAAAGTTATAAGTATGTTCCAAGTTTCCATATCCATACTTTTTACCTATAAATAGTTGATTAACTATTGTTAGAAATATATGTATTACCAGTGCTAATTGCTGTGGTGTAAGATGATTTATTATCACTTGCGTCTTTAACATTAGGTGTGTCGCTAGTTCCGTCATACGCAAGAATAAGAGTTAAATGATCTACGTTTCTTTTTACTGCAGCATTTGCATCTGCCTGTGTGACTTCTGCAGACGGATCGGATGCGGTAACGTGATCTGATGCTTTGCCTTTTGAATTAATATCATTAATTACGGTAACGCTATCGGTTGCTGCTGTTAGTACTTCGTTTACTGTTTGTGCCATTTTAGTTTCCTCGTGTTATTGACATTTACATTTAGTGTTTTTTAATTCTTCTATTTCTGCTGAAAGTTCTTGGACTGCTTTTACTAATACAGGTATTACTGCAGTTTCACCTACTCTTTGTTGGCTAGTAGGATCATCGTCATCCCACATACTAAAACCATCTTTAATATCGTTGTGTTTATCAATAGCTGCTTTAACTTCTTGAGCTATAAAACCGTGTTGAGTTTTAGAGTTTTTATAAACTTCTGTAGAACCTTCTTCATAACCTCTAAAGTTTTCAGGTAGATCACCTTTGTTTTTATAATTGAAAGTTACTGGTCGAAGATCATTAATAAAGGCTAAACCTACAGTAGCATCTTCAATATCTTTCTTAACTCTTTCGTCTGATACAGTTCCCCAAGAGGCAGTTCCGTGAGCTGCTCTAATATCATCTGTACCAACACCTACAGTTGTGTATCCTTCCGCTCCTGTTACGTTATACCCTATAATATTTACTTGAATAGCATCTGATGCACCAGTATCCGCGTATGCTCCTATTACGGTATTTTGTTGCCCAGTAGTTATGTCTACATCGTGCGCACCCGCTTTGTAACCTATCGTTATATTATAACTACCTGTAGTAATATTTTTTCCAGCATCTGTACCTAATGCAGTATTTTGAGTTCCTGTGGTGTTTGCTGATAAAGAATTATAACCAACTGCTGTGTTGTAAGATGCTGTAGTATTAGCATCTAAAGCTAAAGCACCGACTGCTGTGTTTGCAACACCTGTGGTAGTTGCTAACATTGCGTTGTATCCAACGGCTACATTTAACGTATCAACATTGCCTGAAGGATTCATATTTTGTAATGCTTGTTCACCAATAGCTACGTTTCTATCTCCAGCAACATTAGTAGTTAAAGCATCAGTACCGATAGCTACGTTAGTGTTTCCTGTTGTAAGAGCTATTAGAGCATCTTTACCGATTGCGATATTGTTACCGCCTGTCGTTGCTGCTGTTAAAGCTGCATAACCAACAGCTACATTTTCAGTTGCAGTAGTTATTGCTGTTCCTGCATCAGTACCAATAGCTATGTTCTTTGTACCATCAGTAATACTGTCACCTGCGGTACTGCCTATTTTAATATTGTTACCACTAGATTCTAGTAGCTCTGCAGGTATTATAGTATTTGCCATTCTTTATTCTCCGTTTATTTGTGCTTCGAGTTCTTCGATCTTAGCTGAAAGTTCTTGGATTGCTTTTACTAAGATAGGTACAAACTTGCTGTACTGGATTCCATATTGTTTACCATCTTCTGTAAGATTAGTTGTAAGATTAGTTTTGTCAGCTATTTTATAGCCAGCTTCTTCCTCTAGTATTTCAACATCTTGTGCTTTAAAACCTACGTCTAACCAATCTTCTTTATGTGTACCATCAGGTGTTTGATCAGAATACTTGCTTCGTTTATCCCAACGATAAGTAAAAGGCTCTAGTTTTTTAACAAAGCCCAAACCTAAATCTAGTGCAGTAAAGTCTGTCTTATCTCGTTCATCAGAAGCTACTGTCCAATCTATTTGAATGTGTGCTGCAGTATGATCTGCATTACCTATACCTATAATATTACTAGCTGTTGTAACTTGTCCTCCGGGTCTGCCAGAATTTAACGCATTAGTACCAAGTGCAATATTGTTAGCACCTGTTGTAATTGATTGTCCAGACGCATAGCCTAATCCAGTATTATTAGTGCCTGTTGTAACTCCTTGTAGTGCTGCATACCCAAAACCTGCGTTAACATTGCCTGTTGTTGCTGCGGTTAAAGCAAAACCGCCAACCCCAGTATTTGAACCAGCTGTGGTGTTTAACTTTAACGCTTGATAACCAATTCCTGTGTTGTAAGAAGCCGTTGTGTTTTCTTTTAATGCTTCATAACCAAGTCCAGTATTATGCGAGCCAGTTGTACTTTTTGTAAGGGCTTCTCTACCAAATGCTGAATTATTACTGCCAGTTGTATTTGCGTCTAAAGAAGCTGCACCCACCGCTGTATTTTGAGAACCTGTAGTGTTTGCGTTTAAAGCATTAAAACCAACTCCTGTATTGTTATCGGCTGTGGTGTTAAAAGTTACAGTACCACTACCTAAAGCTGTATTTTGCGTTCCTGTTGTATTAAGTAATAAAGCATTTCTACCAACTGCTGTGTTGTTATCTGCGGTAGTGTTAGCCGACAATGCGTTTGCACCGACTGCTGTGTTTGATGTTCCTGTGGTGTTTGCATCTAATGATGAAGCTCCAACGGATGCGTTACTAGCACCTGTAGTGTTTGCTGCTAATGCTTCATTACCTACAGCTACGTTAGTACCCCCTGAAGTTGTTGCTGTACCTGCGTTATCACCTATAAAGGTGTTATCAACACCTGTAGTAATGGCAACACCAGCTCCATCACCTACAACTACTGTATCGTCTGCAGAGCCTCCTGTGTAGTTACCAAGTAATGCTCCTGTTACTTTTGTTATTGCCATATTATGCGTCCTCTAGTGCTGTTATTCTTGCGTTAAACCCAGCTACTATAAAAGCGTATAATTCGCTGTAGCGTATTCCATATCTATTTCCAGCAACTTTAGCTGGTTTGATAACTTCTTTCCCACCTTCTTCAGTTGTAATTGTTTCTTCTTCTGTTGCATCCCATTCGTCATAGCAATAAAAAGCATATTTAGTTGGATCAAGTGAGTTAGTTTCCATAATCTCTTTAACTTTTTGTGCTGTTATACCTATGTGAGTTCTGGCATTACTTCCTTTTTCTGAAACAGCAGATAACCATTTATAAGTTCCAAACTCTTTAGCTAATGCTTTAGAAGCATTTATTTCATTTGTAGTTAATGCTGTGAGAGCAGTTTTTTCTCTTGAGTCTGATGTTTGAATAGTGTTGTTTGTTGCATAAATATCATCAAAACGATAACTAGAATGTCCTAAGTTAAGAGAATTGTCTGTTTGTGGGTAAAACTGTGCAGAGTCTATATTGAAGTATTTCAAAAACGCATTACCATTGTTATAAATTTGCCAAGCTGTAGCTGGCGCACCATT